CCGCCCCTTCTTTTTTGGCAATCAATTCTGCAACCTCATTAAATGAGATAGGATTACCAGTCCCAACATCATAGATGCCGCTCCCTGCCGTATTATCTAGTACTACATCTACTACATCTTCTACACATACAAAATCTCTAAAGGCATATTCCGAATCTTCAAAGATCTTGATGATGTCATTTTCTTTTGCCTGTTTGGTAAACTTACTAATTGGACTTGCTTGATCTCCTTTATGTTCCTCACCTTCTCCATATACATTGAAGTATCTAAATCCTTGCACCTGTTCAAACTCATCCATATGATCTAAGACCCAATAATCTACAGTTGCTTTACTCAGTGCGTAAAAGTTCAATGGATTGATAGTTTTTTTCAAATATCCAAAGTCACTATGAATCTTACCATACACAGATGCAGATGAGGCATATTTGACTGGGATAGAATGTTCTATTGCTTTCTCAAATAGTCCAATAGAAAACTCTACGTTATACTTGTGAATTTTATTTACATCTGTTTCTGTTGTACTTGATATAGCTCCCTGATGTATAATCATCTCTACCTCGTCCCACTTATCATATTGACTTAAGAAGTCAAAAGCACCACTTTGTTCAATTCTGTAAAGGTTTTCTGGATCAAGTCTCTTTTGAAATGCTTGACCTATAAAACCTTGATAACCTGTGAGAATAATCATATAACTGGTAGAAAAAATACTTGAACTAATCTATAGTCATCACCTTCAAAGAAGCCTGGCTTATCATAAGGAGTATGCATGACTGTTGCTGGATACATTATCATTCTATTGAATTTCATTTCTGCTAGGTGCATTAGTTCCCATGGCCCTATACTGTCACAAACATAATCTTTATCCCATAAACCATCTTGTTTAGGATTAACTTGATGTCCTTTATATGTATAAAACCCAGTGCCACCCTTACATTCATCACCTTTGTTAAGGTATATCAAACCAGCCCATCCTCTAGAGGTTATATCTGGTAGATCTATATGAGGTAAGTCAGGTCTATCTTTTGATTGAGTTACGTTGACACTAAATGGAGTAGAGAACATAGATGCCTCAAACTTATCTTCTTCTTCTTTCTTTAAACCAAAGACACCTTGAGCAATTTCTACCCAGACAGGATAGATATGTTGAAAGTCAAAGAATGATGCTACTCTTGATCCTGTAACGCCACCTAATATTCTTGGGTCTGACGTAGGTGGTAATTTGATCGCCAAATTCCTCACCATGTTTGGGTTCTTGTAGAAGTTATCGATATAAACTATCGGTATTTCCTCCCAACCCATGAGTTCAACTCTCGCATCAACAGGGGTATTGATAGCAAAGGTTTTTGCTTCATCAATAAAATACTTTTTCATATAACTAAATACTTCGGAGACTTATGTGTAAGGGGAATGGCAAAACCTAGTAGTAAAGATGATTTAAAAGAATATGCTCTCAGGAAACTTGGAAAGCCAGTTCTAGAAATCAACGTTGACGATGATCAAATTGATGATCTCATCGATGATGCCGTTCAATTGTTTCATGAAAGACATGGTGAAGGAATTGATAGAGTATTCTTGAAGCATCAATTCACTGAAGCAGAAAGAGAATCCATGAAAGGTACTCAAGCTACAACTACTGCTACTAGTACAGCAGGCGGTGTATCTTCGGCAGACTATACAGAAACTGCAAAGTATCTACCTTTACCAGACACCATTATAGGAGTTAATAAGATATTTAAAATGGACTCATCAACCATATCGGCTGGTATGTTCAATCTCAAATATCAAATCTTCCTTAATGATTTATACTACTACGGGGCAATAGATTTACTCAATTACGGTATGACCAAATCATATCTAGAAACTCTTGATTATATGCTTAATCCCGATGTTCAGATAAGATTTAATAAGAAGAATGGTAGATTGTATATGGATATCAATGTAAATGAACTCACTAATGATCATTTTATAATCATAGATTGTTTTAGAATTGTTGATCCTCAGAGTGAAACTGCTGTGTACAATGATTACTGGCTTAAACAGTATACCACATCTTTGATAAAAAAACAATGGGGTCAGAATCTCATTAAATTTACAGGAGTTAAACTACCTGGCGGATTAGAACTTAACGGTAGACAGTTATATGACGATGCGACTCAGGAATTAGAAGTTCTCATGGAGAAACTAATGTCAGAATACGCAATGCCACCACTAGACTTTGTTGGATAATGCCTTTATCACCCTTCTTTCTAAATGGATCTCCAAGTGAACAAAGACTAGTTCAAGACTTGGTGAACGAACATTTACAATTGTTCGGTCAAGATATCCTATATCTACCCAGAAAAATCGTTAATCAGAATACAGTAATCAGAGAGATCACTGCTTCTAAGTTTGACGATAGTTTTAGATTGGAGGCATATCTAGTAAACACTGATGGTTTTGGATCACCTTCTGATATCTTAACTAAGTTTGGTGTTAGAGATCAAGATGAATTGACATTGGTTGTATCTAAAGAAAGATATGATGATTTCATTACACCGTTCATAAATCTATTTCCAGAAGGCGAAAGAGTTAATGCCAAATCTCCACATGAAGGTGATTTGATTTACTTACCTTTGGATAATGCTTTGTTTGAGATCAAGTATATTGAGAGAAAAGTTCCTTTCTACCAAGTAAATGATCTATTCATGTATGAGTTCAGATGTGAGATCTTTGAACCAGAAGATGAGGTCATTGATCTTCCTGATGGATTAACAGATAAGGAAGGGGTAGATGTTGATGAGTCACTAGGATCTACCAGTGGTCAAACTATAACTATACAATTAGAAAAAGATACATCTCAAAATGCAGTGGCATATGTATCTCTTGCATCCACAGTTACTGGTGTTAAATCTGTACAACGTGTTCCAATGTTCAATGGTGGTAACTATAGAGGAACGCCAACAGTAACAATACATAAACCAACACAAGGTAATCAGGCATCTGGAACTGTGACTGTCGCTGAGGGTGGTATTGATGTTGTAACTCTAACGAGTGGTGGATCTAATTACCTAAGTGTGCCTTCTATAAGTTTTACCCCACCTAATTTAACCACATCATCTCAGATTAAGTTTGGTAATAACTCACTACATCATACCACAATATCAGAGGTTATTGGTGCTAACTTCCACTTTACAACTAATGTAGATTCTAGAGATAGTGGTAATGGTAGACTGTCACTAAGTTTCTGGTTATATCCTACTAAGTTTGATCCAGCAGTCAATGGCGGAACAGTCATGTGGACTGATAGATTTAAGATATATTATAGAGAGACAGGTAACATAGTGTTTGCTTCTGGTTCTGGATCTATTGAGAATACTACACAACTTAATTTAAATGCATGGAACTTTATTAGAGTAGAACAATATAATACTGATGCAACTATATCTGTAAACGGAACTGTCAGTAACAGTCTTAACACAGCAAACCCAATTATGTTCTTTGCAGGCGATTCCCTGAAATTAGGTGCTGATGCTTCAGGACAAGGATTTATTCCTTCTCAGACAGCATCGTTTGAGGGATTTTTAGATCACTTGACTATTAACTTGACTGGAGATAACGCCACAAGAAATAATAGTGCAACACAAGTTCCAAGTTCAGAGACATCTCAAGAGACTGATATTGTTACAAATACCAATGCTACATTCATCCGTAAGATGGATAATGAACAACCACAAGTCGTTGCAACAACTGATGCAACTGGAACTATAACAGGATTGACTGTCAATTATGAAGGATGGGGGTATACTTCACCCCCTATCATGACTGTAGAATCACCAACTACAGGAAGTCAGGCAACTGCTGTTGCAATTATGACAAGTAGATCTGGCGTTGCAAACCAATCTGTTGACAGAATACTACTAATCAATCCAGGCACAGGATACACTACTCCACCACAAGTTGTGTTTACTGGTGGTTCTCCTGTATCTACTGCGATTGCAACTGCTGTTATTTCGGAAGCAGTATTAGGCCCTATTGGAATTACAACTGGTGGACTTGGTTACACCTTTACACCTACAGTTGGAATTACATCTGTATACATACAACAGTCAAACGAAACTGAACCTCTATTGATGAACGCACAAGCAGAGGCAGTGGTAAGTTCAGCTGGTACTGTTACCCAAATCAGATACAGTAATGCTGGTGCTGGTTATACTTCTACATCTGCAACTGTTGCTATATCTTCTGTTACATCTAATTCCTTCGGAGAATTTGAGAGAGATGAAATAGTTAAGGGTGTATCTAGTGGCACTAGTGCATACGTTGCCAGTTGGAATACAGCAGATAACATTCTTAAGGTTTCAATACCTAGTGGTGACTTCTCTGTGGGAGAGGTAATTGTTGGGGCAGCTGCAAGTTACAGAATACTTTCTGTAGATTCTGAATTCGATATCGGTTTTGCTGGTAACGATGAAATAGAGACAGAGGCAGACGAGATCATAGACTTCTCTGAAAGAAACCCATTCGGTGAGTTCTAAATACTATTATAAGGTGGTAATATTATGTTAACCAATCATTTCTACCATGAGATTATTCGTAAGACAATCGTGTCTTTCGGAACCCTCTTTAATAATCTTGAAGTACAACACAAAGATAAGTCTGGTAAGACAGTCAGTGTTGTAAAGGTTCCTATATCTTATGGCCCACAACAGAAATTTTTAGCAAGAATATCTCAAGGTAGAGACTATCAAGATGGGGTTGCAACCACACTAAGTTTACCTAGAATGTCTTTTGAAGTCATGGGTATGACTTACGATGCAACTAGAAAAGTTTCTACAATGCAGACATTTAAGTCTGTAAATAAAAATACTAATAAGATGGTCAAGGCATTCATGCCTGTTCCATACAATATCAATATGCAACTTAGTATTCTAGCTAAGTTGAACGAAGACGCTATACAAATATTAGAACAGATACTACCATATTTCCAACCAGCATTTAATCTTACCATTGATTTGGTGGATATAATAGGAGAGAAAAGAGATATGCCGATAACACTGGAAGGAATCCAGATGGAAGATTCATACGAGGATGATTTTTTACAGAGAAGAGCTTTGACATATACATTGAACTTTACCTGTAAGACATATCTATTTGGCCCAATCAATAATAGTAGTGAAGGTCTTATCAAGAAGGTACAAACAGACTACTACTCAGATACATCAAATACTAAGACTGCACCTAGACAACAAAGATACACTGCTGTACCAGCAGCTGTCAAAGATTATACTAATGATGCCACTGCAGCAACTAATGAAACTATAGACACTGTGAGAACAGAGTTTGATGTCAACAGTGCGGTGTCATTGAGGAAAGGAGATTATATACAGATAGATGAAGAGAAGATGTTGATTAGATCAATAACAGGTAATAGATTATTAGTCAAACGTGGACAATATACGAGTGTTATTAAACCACATGACATAAATGTACCAATCAATGTAATCAATGTACAGGATGATGCACAAGTTATTGAAGGTGATGACTTTGGATTCGGTGAAACTAGAACTGATTATGCCGATGGATCTATTTACAGTAGTAGTCAAGGGAGGGACTCTGACTTATGATTGAAGACGAAACATTTGATGAAATAGATGAAGCTCTAGAAATTACTGATAGAGGAGCCGAGATTATGAAAAAAGAACCTGTCAGTAAACCAACTAGGACTAGTGCAAAGGATTTAAAGAAATCTAAAGAACCTGATATTGAAACAGATTATAATTATAGTAGAGCCCAATTGTATTCTCTAGTTGAGAAAGGACAGGAAGCAGTTGATGGGGCTTTAGATGTTGCACAACAATCAGATTCTGCAAGAGCATATGAGGTTGCTGGACAACTTATCAAACACGTTGCAGATACAGCAGACAAACTCATAGATCTGCAAAAGAAAATGAAAGAGATAGATGAGGATGGGCCAAAGGCACAAACTAATGTTACCAACAATTCTTTGTTTGTTGGAAGCACATCTGAACTACAAAAGATGCTTAAAAAGTCTATGAAGGAGAACAAGAATGAAAAGATTTAGAACACTAAGAGAAGAAAATTGGCAAAGACTGAATAAGTATGGTGCTACTTATACTATTACTTTTGTATTCAGAGGACAAACAAAGATGATCCAAATGTTCTTTCCTCAAAGAGCAAGACCATTGAAAAAGAATGTTCAGTATGAATTAGATAAAGTGTATCCTAGTGGTAAAGTTATATACTTTGCACCTAGTGAGAAAGACCCAACAAAACCATTATTAGTAATTGACCCCTGATAGATCATGGTACAACATGAACAATACCTTGGAAATCCTAATCTAAAGAAAGCAAACGTTGCTCAGAACTTTACTAAGAAACAAGTATCTGAGTTTTTAAAATGTCAAGCAGACCCTGTTTATTTTGCACAGAAGTATGTGAAAATTATTAACTTGGATGAAGGTCTAGTGCCATTCAAGATGTATGACTTCCAAGAAAAGTTAGTTAATAATTTTCATAATAATAGATTCAATATATGTAAGATGCCTCGACAG